TCATCTTCTTTAACAGATATAGTTACAGATGGTTTATGTTCACACCAATACTTTTGAAAGGTAGCCCATGTACGTAACTGGTCTATTGCTCCTAAGTCTGTATCTGCTCCTTCAGGTGCTTTCATAGGAAAGCTAAACACTGTAGTGCTGTCAGGCTTCATTACATCAGGTTCGTTAGGTATACCTGCTGACTTCATAAACTCTGTTAAAGGGTCTTTGTTGTCACCACGTACAGTACGAATATAATACTCACTATATCTATTATGTATGCCACTTGCACTATCCACGAGTTGAGAAACTGTACCACTAGGTTTGACACAAGTGATGGCAGTTGATTGAGGAATATTAAGAAGTTCTGCATACTTTTTATTAACTTTAATTGCTGTCTCCTTTAAGGTACTTAATAACACGTTGAGCTTGTGGCTAGTAATACTAGACTTGTCAAGATAACCTGTTAAAAGTTTATTATCCATAATACCTGTTAGTGATACACCAAGCAATCGTTCTTCTTCTGTATTATCTTTCCATATCTTTCTTAGATATTTAAAGTCAGTTAGAGTTGATTGAAATGTACCTAGGATAGTAGCCATCTCTACTTTTTCTAATAAGGTTTCAATAGTATCATCTGCTCTTACAACAACTTCTGATAAGTTACAGAACTGATATGGTCTAAGAATAATCTCACTGCAAGGATTACAACCAAAAGCATAGTCTGTTTTTCGTCTGCCATTTTTTTCTGCTTGTTTAATTGCAGACTTACGATTAAAAATACCACGTTCTCCTGATTTACTTTCTACGAGAGACAACCACTCACGCATAAATGTTTCCATACTTATCTTACCTTTATAAGCTACACTATTATTGGCTAATGCACGTTGACCTTCATTCTCCCACCATTGACCAGACTTAGCATATCTCATTTGGTCATCTCCAAGATTAGATAAACTGATAAGAGCAGAACGTCTAACACCACCAACAACTACAACTTCACCTATCTTACACATAAGATCGTGACACTCTATTGGGTAGAGTCTTCTACCTGCTGCACCTTTAAACATACCAATACAGAATTTATACAAATCTACAAGGGGTTCAGGACCTGATGCTCTACCACCAAATGTTTTAAGTCTAGCACCAGCAGGTCTAACATCTTTTACATCAAACTCAGGAACTTGCCCTACATAGAGCATAGCAATTAGTTCACGTAATGCTTTAGCCCAACCTGAACGAGAGTCACCTACTTTAATAGTTGTCGTGCTATCCTCAAAGTGTTCATTAACAATAGGTAGTTTATCTACATTTTCTCTCTCTACAGAAAACCCTACACCTGTACCACACATAAGTATATACATACACTCATCAAACGCACGAGGACTATCAACAGGTAGGTATGAACAGTTATATCCTGCTACGTGGCATTTATCTAATGCTTTACCTGCAGTCATTAATGCTCTCATACTAGGCATTATATTTAAATTTGTAATATGGTAAAATAATCTATCTTGTAATTCATAATACATTTTTTTATCAAAGTTATAATTTTTAAAGAGGTGGTCTTGCATATATGTTAAGTATCTGTTTACAGTTTCAGTCCACTCCTCTCTTCTGTTTTCTTCAGGAATCCATCTAGCATATCTAGAGAGTGCTATAAAATTCTGATAATCGGTAGGTAATTTATTTCCTATATTCGATGTCATGTATGTATCTCCTCGCTTGTTGTTCTAAAATTTTTTATATCAGCACCTTCTAAATCATAGAATGCTTCTCTTACAAATTCTTCTATTTCAGTATTAACTTTTCCATCGGCAGGTACAGTATACTCTTCAGTATCTATATCCAATGTTATCATCATTTTAACTCTGATTGTCATTTCTAATCTCTATTAGTTTAGATAAGTACCATTGTGCTTTTTTCAAGTCCTCTATTCCATTTTTATAATCATATCTCCAAAGATACTTTAATATATTACCTTGTAAGTATGCTTCAAATCCTTTACCGGTACAGGCTTTTATAGCATCAATACACTCTATGCCGTATTGATTGTAGTGAGGTGGGTGATTAACCATATCATCCACAAGTTCTCTATTAACCATCTTAGAAGAAGGTGTACTGTCTTTTTCAAAGTCAATCATATCTTTTATACTAGCAGCCATTATGCATTCCCTTCTGTTTTAAAATTAAAGTGTATTACATTTCCTTCTTTGACAATAGGTTTTTCTTCAGGTTCTTTTATAAACTCTTCTAGTCTATCTGCATACTCTACATTCCTTTCCATAAATGCTATAGAACTTGCAACAAGTTGACTTAAATGTGTTAAGTCTCTTTTACTATTCATAGGCATAGGATTATCTTTTGATGATATAATATTTACTTGTAAGCCACCTTGCCAATTATTTTCTTTATCAAGTTCTGGTATAAGCTCTATATAAAAAGCTGCTGGATGTTTGTCTGTAATATCTATTGTCATAATTAACTCCCTAGTTTTTTTCCTAAAAATTTTATAAATTTAGGATATTTATGTTTTCCTTCTTCCTTTAGCCAATCTTCAGGTATAATTCTAGTATAATATCTAAACCCATGCTTAATGCACCACTGTGCATATGTTGACTTTGCATTCTTATATAGTTTTCTATTGCTATTTTCAAAAACAAATCTTATGTCTAATTTAGGATGTTGTTTCTTTACACATAAATGTTTTCGTCTATCGGCAGTAGTAAACATACCTTTTGTTTCTATTATTATTCCATTATTAAGTACGAAGTCAGGAGTATAGGTGCGATAGGCAAGGTCTTCCCATTCTATCTTTACTTTTTCATATAGAAAAACAATAGAGTTACTTTTTAAGTATTCAGCAACCTTGTCCTCTAAACCACTCCTATACCCATTTTTACGTGCTGCGTGTCTAGCACTATAAGCTGACATAGTTAAAAGTTATACCAACGTATGCTTGAACTATCTGAATACCCAAGTGCTTTCATTTCATCACGCACTAGCTTTTCTGCTTCTTTACGTTGTTCTATAGCACTGCGTAGTCCTTCTGTTCTACGTTCTCTGTACTCCTTCTTCATTTCAAGAAGTTCTTTTTCTTTTTCTCTAATTAACTCTGCCATATCTTCTATATTTTTCATATACTTTCTCTCCATATTTTCTTTGCTTCTTGTTTTAATTTTGCATTCCAAGTCCACGAATCATAGTTTGGATATACTAAAGAAGCTAACTCATGTCTATCATTACTAATAGACAAAAATTTCTGTATACTAAAAGCTACTTTTTTAAGTTGTTTTTTATACACAGATAAATTACTTAACGTAAACTTTTTATAATCTTTAGGTGTAGCAAAAAATAAATCTACACTATTACTTGGGTATGCCATAGAGTAAAATGCCATCTGTCTCTTTTGTGCTTCTGTAGGTCTTGATGGCATTCTTGTTGATGTTTTTAAGTCTACTATTTTATCTTTGAATCTAAAATCAATATAACCCATAACAGGTATAGGCATGTCATCAAACTGAACTTCAACTCTTTCTTGGTAGTCTTCTAGATTTTTGTAATCAAAATTCTCATCTATAATTTTACCAAAGTTTGGTAGTAGATTTCTTTCTTTCTCTACTTTAACATCTCCTAAATCAATATTAGATTCTGTACACATAGTCATAAACTGAATTTCTAATGAATCAAAATCAAACTTACCTGTCTTATATTTATCAGCTAGTGTAGCTTCTTGAACAATACCTCTAACTGCTCCTGCTCCACTACCTGATTTAATACCAAAAAGATACCTAGCTACCCACATAGGCATATCACTTATGTAGGTATTCATATTGCTAGGCGATAGGTAGTTAATGTTATGTACTTCAAATGGATTATTACTTTTCATTTAAGTCCACATCTACAAAGTCATTAATAGTAGTTACATCTTCTTCCGTAACTTCACTTTGTTTTTCTTGAACTATGTTTTCCCATGCTGTGTAGACACCATCATTATAATTTTTAATCCAATCAAGGAAGTTAGAAAATGTTTTATGGTCTTCTTCACCTATGCCTATAGTACTTGATAAATCTACATGTGCTACAGGTGTGTAAAAACTAGAACCATTTTGCATTGGATTTTCTTTACTTGGCTTTAACATTATATAATGATTTAAAGGTAGCTTTTCTTTCTTAGCATAGATATTAAATTGATCACCTATAGTTTTGTAGGCATCTCTATTATCTACTTCCCATATAAAAGGAACTTCATCTAACACTACATCATTACCTTTATCATCAGTTGGATTGTCTAGTTTAATTGTTCCAAAAACGACACGTACACGTTTAGTCTGTTTTATAAGGTCTTGCATAGCAACAGGAAGTGCTTTGAAGTCTTTAATATATCCTGCAGGTTTACCACAGTTAAATTGTCCTTTATTATCTTTTAAATCTGTGTTTAAATTATCAGACATAATTGTTTTATGGAAAGTACCTTTAGGGTCTCCATCCTTTACATTACTAAATGACTCATATCTTTTTAGCATATATCGTTGCATAAAAGGTCTTACTCTAGCTGTCTTTGCATAGTAGTATGTAGATGAATCATCGTCTACTAATTCTAATCTATAGACACCACCTTCTACTACCTCTACTTTTTTTAATTTACCACTAACCTTCTCTTCACCCATAATAGGTGAATGCCATATCCTTAATCTATTTAAATTATTAGATGTCTTTGTGCCTACAGTAGCACCTGCTATGCCCATAGCCTTTGCCATAACTGCATAATTATCTGTACTTATTGTTACTAAATCACTCATAGTTTCTCCTTTTTTCTATTGGTTTAGACGTTATATCACATTACGTCTTGCATGTCAAGCCAATTATTACCTATTTTTGCTTCTAATAATAAAGGAACATTTAAATCTATATTAAAATGTTTATTAATCGTGCTTGTCATATCATTGTTAGTATACTCTATTATACTTTTTACTACATCTATTTCGTCAGGATGTATATCAATTACTATTGAATCATGTACAGTATTTACTACACAAGATTTATATCCATTTAATCTTCTATCTATGTCCATCAATATAAGTGGAACTATATCTGCTGTAGCAAAAGATTGTACAGGATAATTTTTAATCTGTGTAAAGTATGTTACACCACCCTTTGTTCTTCTAGCCACATCAGGAAATGCAAACTCTCTACCTGATGGAGTCTTTATCTTAAAATATGTTACAGCTTCCTTAGCCAATCTGGAATGCCAAGATGCGATTCCTTTGTACTTTTTTGTGAACTGTTCGTAATACGCTGCTTCAGCAGACGTTTTCCCAAATCCCGTTGCCCCAAAGAGGGGTGCAAAGGTATGCCCTTTCGCTTCTTGCCTAGTAATCTTCTGACCTGCTTCTGAAATAACTTTCGCAGTGTAACTATGTACGTCAAAACCATTTTCAATCTCCTTCATTGCTGTTTCGTCTTGTGCTAAGAATGCAGCAGTTCTAAATTCTAACTGTGCAAAGTCTGCTTCAAGTATCTTACCACCTTTCCATCGTGATATAAATACTTTTTTAACAGGGAACGTGCCACCTCTAGGCATGTTTTGCATATTAGGTTCTGCTCCACTAAACCTGCCTGTAGCAGTTCTATGTTGTAGTAACCTAACATGTAACTTTCCATCATCTTTTAAGTAGGTGTTTATTCCCTCTACAAAAGAAGATAGATAAGTATCTAGTGCAGACAATCTTTGTAAGTCTGCTAAAAAATTATATGCTTCCATTGAATTATTTCTTTTTGCTACA